AAAGCTAAAACACGCCCAAACAAAAGCCGCAAACCTTGAGAAACAAAACAAAGAATTCAAGCTAACCATCAAGGACATGGATAGAAGGATCATGAGAGGTTTGAAGGACTGATTGCACACAAAGCAAAAGATCCGTTAAACTTTGCGTTAAAGGAGTTCAGTGATGGCAAAGAAACCAAAAGATCTTTCCAGCGACACAGTCGCCGATGTGACAGGTAAGCCGCAAACAAAAGAGGTGACAAAGACAAGAGGGAACACCTACACAGAACACATGGGTAACCTCATCTGCATACGACTAGCAGAAGGGGAGAGCCTGAACAAGATCTGTAAGGATGAAGGTATGCCAGATAAGGCAACTGTGTTCCGTTGGTTGGGTTCCGAAGCAAGTTTTTGCGACAAATACGCACGTGCGCGTGAGCTACAGGCTGAGACTCAGTTCGATGAATTGATTGACATTGTTGACCAGCCGCCTGAGCTGAGCTACGTGACTGACAAGAACGGTGAGCTGGTCGAGGTCAAGTTCGACTCCTCTTACGTACAGTGGATGAAGCTTCGGGTCGACACCCGTAAGTGGACAGCCGCTCGCATGGCGCCTAAGAAGTACGCTGAGTACAGGCAACCAGAGGAGAAGGTCGACACAATGGTCATCGATGGCGAGATCAAGAGCGTCATGGACGTGGCCATCAAGCGCCTTGAGCTGATCAGGATCGCTGAATGAGCGAGGTCGTTGACCAAGACGTTCTGGACATCCTTGCTGATCCGAACATCAGAAAGGGCTTGGGCCCCTACCATGCGATGGCATACGCCAGACGGGCTAAATGGCTCTCAGGGGCGTTTAACCACCAGAAGCTACCCCAAGGTACATGGTGGAGCATTTGGCTCATGCTGGCTGGCCGTGGAGCTGGCAAGACCCGAACCGCGGCTGAACAGCTTTGGTGGTGGGCGTGGGAGAACCCCGGCACCCGCTGGCTGGTATCTGCTCCCACCTCTATGGACGTCAGGGGCACGTGCTTTGAGGGTGAGTCAGGACTGATAGCTGTTATTCCCGAGATCCTGATCAGGGACTACAACAAAGCCCTGCATGAGATTGTTTTGGTCAATGGGAGCCTGATCAAAGGTATCAGCGCCAGCGAACCTGATCGTTTCCGTGGTGGCCAGTATCACGGTGCATGGCTAGACGAGCTAGCGGCTTGGGACTACCTCGACGAAGCTTGGTACAACATTCAGTTCGCCGTTCGCTTGAAGAAGGATGACGGCAGGACACAGATCATTGCCACGACTACCCCACGTCCCAAAGACCTTATTGTGGAGCTTGTAGGGCGTGAAGGAGACGACGTAGCGCTCACTACGGCATCTACCTACGTGAACCTAGCTAACCTTGCGCCAAGCTTTCAGAAGCAGATCCTGTCATATGAAGGTACTAAGATCGGCAGGCAAGAGATCCATGCTGAGTTGATCGACGCAGAGGAGTCAGGTATCGTCAAGCGCGAGATGTTCAAGCTTTGGGCGCCAAACAAAGAGTTCCCAAAGTTCGAGTACATCATTCAGTCATACGACTGCGCCAGCTCAGAAAAGACCGTCAACGATCCGACAGCGGCTATCACGTTCGGTGTGTTCAAGCCACTGGATGGCCCAATGTCCGCCATGGTGATCGACTGCTGGCAAGACCGCCTGCAATACCCTGACCTGCGCCCCAAGGTGATCGAGGAGTACGACGTGGTCTACGGTGAGGGCAAGAACAAGAAGCGGGTAGACCTAATCCTCGTGGAGGATAAGTCCGCAGGCATAGCTCTTATACAAGACTTACAGCGCGGTCATCTGCCTGTGCGCGCCTATAATCCCGGCAGAGCTGACAAGATCCAACGCCTGAACATCGTCTCCAACATCATCGCCGCTGGGCGTGTTTGGATCCCTGAGAGCAGTGTCAGGAAGGGCTACGTCAAGGACTGGGCTGAGGGGTTCGTCTCCCAGATCTGTAGCTTCCCTGACTCGACGCACGACGACTTTGTAGACGCCTGCACCCAAGGGCTACGGTTTCTACGCGACTCAGGTTGGCTGGACATCGACGGAGCACCAAGGGACGACTACGACATGGACGACTACATTGACAGTGGCATGGCTAAGAAGCTTGAGAACCCGTACGCCGCATGAGAGTCGCATACATCACCCCCTACTTCAAGGAAGAGCCGCAAGTGCTGGAGCGGTGCATCAAGAGCGTGGAGGCTCAGACCATCAAGGGCGATCACTTCCTTATCAGCGACGGTCACCCACAGGACTGGGTTGCCAATAGGGTGGCTAGGCACATCCCACTTGGCAAGTCCCACGGCGACTATGGCAACACCCCTCGAGGGATCGGCGCCCAGCTTGCGGTCAGTGAGGGATACGACGCCATTGGGTTTTTAGATGCTGACAACTGGATTGACCCTAACCACACCAAGGAGTGCCTGACCACAGCCATTGGTAACTACGGCTCACCAGTCAACTGTGACTACGTGGTGGCTAGACGCAGATTTGTTCGCCCTGACATGACCGTCCTTAACATGCCAGACGACAGCTCACTGATTGACACAAGCTGTTTCTTTTTCCTGCGTGGCGCCTTTCCCATGCTCCCAACGTGGAACCTGATGCCCAAGGAGTTCTCCAACATAGGAGACAGGATCTTTGGCAAGCGCATACGTGAGGCAGGACTGAACAGCGCCACCAACAAGGCTGTGACCGTGAACTACCTGAACCTGTGGGCAAGCTCTTACCACGCTATGCATGAGACGCCTCCGCCTGAAGCTAAGCCTAACGTAGACGGCGGTAGCGGGTACAGGTGGCTGGCTGAGATGGACAGCAGGAACAAGGAGTTGGTTCACAGGCTGGTCGGATCAGATCTATGATGGACGAACGCCAACACCCAAGGTATCATTGGGACAACAGCAACTCAGCGGGATAAGCCATGGCTGACATAAACACACCAGCGTTCTACCCACGAGTTGGGAACATCAGGTCTAAGAACTTTAGGTCAGCTCAGCCACCAGCCTTCGTTGAAGATCCCAGAGCGATGGATCTGCCACAGTACGGCGACGTTGATTTAAGCGTTCCCACCCAAGCTAACCTTGAGATGGGTAGACGCATGGCTCAGCGTGATGCTGACCTCAAGCGCCAGCAAAGTGCTGACACATCCCCGCTTGAGAAGCTTGCTGGCGCGTTGCAGACGGTACGGCTTATGGGTTCAGCCCTAACGCAAGCCATCAACTCATTGCCTACCCGCATAGCCAAAGGCGACGAGGCGGCTGACAAGTTCATGCAAAAGCGCATGTACAAGCCTACACAACCCTTGGCTTATGAGTACGCAGGTGACGTAGGTAACTTTCTTGATCGCCTTGAGACTGAGTACAAAATCCCACCAGTGCTACCCGAGGCGATGGCGTTGCAATACCTGACAGGCCCAGCCACCTCCCAAGCTATGGGAACAGCAGGCAGGGGTGCGCAGGCTCTTGAGAGACGCCTAGACCCCATGGTGACCAAAGCCCTTGAGGGTGGCGGTCTACAGCGTGACCTGCTGTTAGGCATAGGTCAGGGTACACAGGCAAACGTAGTCAAGCCAAAGGGCGGCGTGAACATCTCTAGCAACCCAGACACCATGATGATGGAATTGGCTAACAAAGAGCCTATGAAAGCCTCTGAGGCGCTGGGCAAGATCGAGGGTCGACCACTGAAGATCACGCAGTCTGACCGCACTAAGGTTGGTGGTGGGTACTTGGGTGGCCCCGGCTTCTCAGGACTCCAACTGACCGAACCTGAGTACCGTGCGGCTGAGGCGGCATGGGGCGTACAAAACGCAGGCACAGCTAAGACCATCCTTGGTGGCGGTAAGAAGGGTGACAACCCTGTCTACGCCACAATGATCGGTACGCCTACCCAGCACCAATCAAACCAGATGGTGTTTGACAAGCTGTTAGGTGACTTCAAGAAAGCCGCCAAGCGTGGTGAGTTGACGCCTGAACTGCGCGACTTGATCAATACGCGATTAGCCGCGTCCGTTGACAAAAAGGGTAATCCTGTGTTTCCCGCTGATGTTGACATCTTAGACAAAAACTTTAGGAACATTGCTGACACGTTCAGTCGTCGCTCCATAGCTGGTCACTTGATGGGTGGCGTACAGGTTGGTGGTAAGAAGGGTCAGATCATTGACTATGACAAGATTATCCGCAGTACGACAGACCCAGCGTTGCTAGACCTGCCCACTGGAGCATTAGGCAACCGCCTGTTCACCCTGAGCGGCGGGATTGTTGATCGCCCTGATCTGCACCCAGCCTTTCCCGCGATCTTGCAAGGTGAGGACTTGGGTCTGACGTTTACCCCTGTGGAGCGCAACCTTGTCATGAAGGACTTTGTTGATAAGACCATGCGCGAGAAGAAACGGATGCCGGGCTACATGGACTACACCCGAGGTAACCCACCCACTCAGTTGATCACCGAAGACATCCTGACCGAGTTGCAGAAGCTTGGACTTAAGAAGGGTGGAGCTGTCAAGCAACCAGCCGCCTACATCGATGGCAATGAGTTCGTGGAAGCCGCTCAGAAGTACGGCATCAAGGACAGCATGAGCAACCTGAACATGATCGTAAACCTTGTCAACAAGGGCTTGTCAGTAGATGATGCGGCACGTCAAGTTTCTGACAGTGGTATGCACAAAGCCAAAGGCGGTGAAGTATCTGGCGACGATTTAATCCTTGAAGAGAGACCACTATGAGCCTTGTCAAATTAGGTGGGTTAGGCGCTAAAGCCACCAAGAAGACAGCCCCCTTCTACTCCGCTGTAGATGAAGCGCTGGCTAATCTAAAGCGACCCAAAGGTACAGGGATTGAGTTCTTGACCGAGGTGCTAAAACAGCCCGGCGTTAAGAAAGCTGAAATCGCCGACCGTAAGCTTGAGCAGGCATTCAAAGCCAAGGGCAAGATGACCAAGGAAGAGGCTCAGCAAGTATTAGCGGATAACCCTCCTCCCAAGGTTCAAGAGCGTATTTTGGAAGACATTGATGGCGATGAGCGTAGAAGGCTTCTTGATGACAAGATGGAGATTTATGGGTACGACAACTATCGTGAAGTGCCTATTCGACAGATGCGTGAATGGAATGCAGAGATTGATGCTGAAGCCGCAAAGTATGCCGACGACGATTACAGAACTCGGGGAGGTAGCAACTACCGTGAGATGCTACTGAAATTGCCACAGTCTTATACCGAAAAAGACTTTCATCGTTTGTTGATGCTAGAGGCAGAACAACGACGTGGTGACTTGACCCCTGAGCAAATTAAAGAGATGGCAGATTTGCAGGCAAAGAAGCAGACAGCCGCATCCAACTACTCATCTGGTCATTGGGATGATCCCAATGTGTTAGCTCACATGCGTGTGCAGGATAGGTTGATTGCTCAGCCCCCACAGAAGGGCTTCTACGTTGTCAACAAGACGTCTGGCAGGCAATCAGATATGTTTGACACGCCTGAGCAGTTGCAGGCGTATGTTGAGACTTTGCCTGAAAGCATTCGCAATAACGTGACTATGGCTCAGGGTGAACGCAAGGTTCCGCCAAGAAAGGTCTTGCAAATCGAAGAGATTCAATCTGACTGGCATCAAGCTGGGCGCAAGAAGGGATACAAGCCAGATGACTACATAGAGCAAAGCAATGCGTTAGAAAAAGAATTTAATGACCTAGTTGTTAAACGCACTGATCTTCAAAAGCAAGCCATAAGTGCAAAATACTATGGCACTGGCGAAGAAGTACAAGCCTTAACCGATGAAGCAAACAGCATCACCCCCAGACTCATGCAGTTGCAAGAGCAAAGAGACAAGATGATGGATGTCATCAATTACGGTGTACCCGACGCGCCGTTTAAAAAGAACTGGCACGAGCTGGCAATGAAACGTCTACTCAACTACGCCGCTGAAAAGGGCTATGACGGCATAGCGATCACGCCCGGCGCCGAGCACTTCAAACGCTACGGTAGTGAACGCATTGATTGGAAGAAGGGTGATGACGGTTGGATCGTTGGAGCCAAGGAGCAGACTGGCGGACGCCATGAAGGTCGAGACCTTGAAGAGATTGCCCGTGACCGCGGCATCCTGCTTGAGCGAAGCGGTGACCAAGTTAAGTCTAAGGAAGACCTGCATCGAATTGTCAACACAGTACTGAACCGTGAAAACAACCCAGATCAAGTCAACAAGCTAACTAACCGCATTTGGGATCGTATGCAGACTGAGGCAGAAGGTACGTCCCTACCCCGCAAGGAAGGCATGGAAGGCTTCTACGACAAGATGCTGACTGACTACCTGAACAGCTATGGTAGAGACTACGGCGCTCAGGTTCAAATGCGTCAAGTTGCGGCAACGCCTGAAGCCATGGAAAAGAAGTTTAACCTTAATCCCGACAAGTTGCCTGACATGAACGCAGAACAGGCTAGTGATTACAACAAGATCCTACAAGGGTTTGGCAACACACAACTGTCTGACGTGCACTACTTTCCCATTACGCAACCGATGCGTGAGTCCATCAAGCAGAAGGGCTTACCCCTGTACCAACAGGTTGGCATCCCTACTGCTGGCGCTGGTGCGGCAACCCAGATGCTTGAGCCTGAAGAGGAAGCAGGTTTAGCCGGCGGCGGATCTGTTGCTAAGCTGGCGGCATTGGCTAAGCTCAAGAAGATGAGAGAAGAGATGACGCCCAGAGCGGAAGCTGTTAAAAGCTTGATTGCTAAGGATGAGAACAGCTACCTGCGTGATGTCACTCCTAACTCATTGACCAACGAATCTATTGAGCAAGAGATAGCGCGCATGAAAGCTCGTGCAGAAGCATCTAAACCTGAAGTTAAAGAAGCAAAAGGCGGTAGGGTTAGAATGACCAAGAACCGCGATACTATGTTCATGGAACTGAGCAACAAGAAGCTCAAAAGGAAATAAGCTATGGCGACACAATTCCCACAAGATCCTAACGCTGGTCGTTTTATCGATGGGTTAAAGGATCAGCAGGTAGAAGCTGACGAAGGCATGGAGTTTGAGATGCCTGACGACGACCAAGAGATCGAGGAGCTACCTGATGGGTCTGCCATTGTGCGTATGCCAACCAAAGGCCC